TGTAAGTTTGGAATGGTTTCATCATTATAATCCTATATTCAGTATTTATACTTTTTTGTTTAATATTTGTTTTAGCAATTCGTTGCGATCCAGCACAACTCCTTGCCCGTCTATGGCTGCTTCCACTGGATCTTTGGCATCTTTTTTGATCTGGTGATCCAGCTTGGCTTTGGCCAACTGTAACTGTACCATTTTTAACTTTTTATCTAGCTTGGCAGTTTTGGCTGTGATAGCGTGTCCCAACATTACACCAGCTGTTTGTAAGATAACACCCGAAAAGCGTGGCTCTACATTCATGCCCAGATCTATCAGATCTTCAGCTTTGCTCTGTGCCAACTGTGCCAATTCATCCAGCTCGGTATCACCGGTGTCTAAATTGTGTACTGTGGGTAGTGCAGCATCAATCTTATCTATAGCAAGATTAACTTCGGTGATTATGTCGCGGTTTTCTTCAATTATCTGCTCGGCTTCTTCGGCAGTAGCATCCGTGGATGGTAGGTTAAACAGCTCTTCTAATTTTTTAGTCATAGCAATATTTATTTGCTACGGCCTTGGTGGAAAATCATATCTTCGGTGACAACTCTAAAGGTCATTCCGTGTGCTCGAGCCCAAGCACGAGCAGCCTCCCATTTGGCCATGTTCAATATGGCACTGGCTTGATCACGTATGTTTTTGGCGCCTTCTAGCGTGGTTTCTTTTTTGGGTTTGACTTCGACCAATTCAGCACGTTGGGCACCGCCAGCATCTTGATAGGTAATCAAAAAGTCTGGAACATAAATGGTATTTTTACCTGTCAACGGATTGCGATAGTTGATATGTACTGCCTCGCTAGCCCAGTTGATTATGCTGGGATTGTTGTCGCAAAATTGCATAAAAACAAATTCCCAGCTGGATCTATAGGTAGGTGTTTTGTTGCCCACATACTTGGCAGGGTTCTGTATTTGAAATTTGCCTTGCGAGTATTTGCTCATATCAATACTGTGCGAGAAACCAGGGGATTAGTATTGTTTGTTCGTTTGACGCCAATGGTACTAGTAGGTGCTCGATTGGCGTTTAAGAATGCAGCAAGATAGTTGTTGAGTTCACCAGCTGGTAATTTTTGAAACTCGCTCAGCACCATCATTGGATCCAAGTCTTGTGCTTGTGCTGTGTACAACACCACCGCAGCTAAATTTTTAGCTGAAGTTTTGTTCTGTGTGCGTTTTTCAAAGAATGCCACGATAGCATCATCGGCTGGGCCTGATGCAAATTCTTTAGAATAGAAATTATTAAAATATTTTCTAGCGTCATTGACAGCAACCGAAGTGTCTGGTGGTGCTAAATTAGTTGCGGTAGAGATTTGATTGTTCATATGAGATTGGTCACACGTTCAGCCAAAGCGTCGGTGGAGAATGATGCACTAAATTCGTTAGCAATGTCTCTCGCGAAATCACCAAACGCTATTGAAATATCACCGACTACACTTCCAACTTGGTCCTTGATAAATCCTGATGCTTGATCAATTAATGGCTGTGTTAGCTCAGTCACATAGGATCCAACCTGTTGCATAGCATAGGTGGCTGCCATGTTGGTCACTGTGGCCAGAGCCGCTTGAGGGTTTTGTATAGCTGACGCAATTAGATTAATAGTGGCTCCGCCATTGGGCCCAAGTCCAGCAGCCAATCCACCAATCAGTCCATTGGCCGCGGAGCTTACTACGCCGCCCACGATATTAGACGCTTGTGCTTGTATCTGTTGCTGTATTTGTGCGGCACTGGTAATGCCCTGTGTTAAACTGCCAAGACTTGGCACACTGAATCCACCGGCATTGACTCCGCCCACACCTGCAGAAATTGATGTGCCAGTACCAAACAATCTTCCAAACACACTGGGTTGTGCTGATGTTGTACCGGCACCAAAATTTATGGGTGCGGTTGCATCGGTGTATAGTGGACTAATGCCTGCCAGGTCAGTGATTTGATCTGGCGCACGGTTATATCCACCTTGGCCATTGTCTACCAGGTCTGTTCCGTCTCTTGGAGCAATAGGACTTGGCATCTTGTCATAGTGCAAATCAATAAATCCGCCGGCGTTGTTGGCAGTGGTATAGCCTGTTAGATATTTTACTGTTTCATACTGTATGGTCATTTCGTGACTTAACAAACTGGTTTCGCCATTCACATGATCACCGTGTTTGAACGCAGTGATAGTGGGATTGACCAATTGGTATTCACTAAAATTCTTTTGATACAAGCTGTAAATTCTTATAGCTTGTATGTATTGATAGGCCTGTTGCCCATTTAGGTTGGTACCAACTGTGGGACGTCTTGGACTATAACCCCAATCAAAGCTGGGACGACTGGCATACTTGTGTGGAGTATTATAGGTGGCGTCAGCATAGTCAGGGTCACGAAAAAAGAAACTGTAGTAGTCATACCAGAAATTTCTTACATTGTCGCTTTGGTCATCGTGGAATGATATTTGCACAGGATCATACTTGATGCTATTTTGCACAATGTTTTTACGATTGTAAGCATTGTGTGTTTTGGTGTCGATAGTAAACTTTGGTAGCGTGGCACTTTTGACCAACATGCCTAATTCTCTTGCTGGAGCATTGCCACTACCCATGCTTTTGTATTGCAAGGTTTGATCGGAGATATTTGTAATCAATGGATTAAAATCAAATTCCACATAAAACAAAAATCCATATTTGGGACTTAGTCGGAAATTGTCGTCGGTGAATATTCTTGCCGCATGGCGGTAGTCATACATTTGCCCGCGAGGATTTGTAACTGTATTTGGGTAATTAACTTGAGACGATGATAAATGTTTATTAATGCTCATACTAATATTTATCCAATAAAAAACCCGAGGTTTTTAAGCTCGGGTTAGTTGATAAAATTTATCAATTAGTTAACGCTGTCACCTCTTGGGAAAGTAACAGTAGTACCAACACCGCCACCGATTGTTTGTACAGCATTGTCAAAGCGGATGTTGACTGCAATTTGCACAGGATCATTACTGTTATAAGCCATGTCGCCATAGTCAACTGAACTTAGGAAACAACCTTCTAGGTCCCACTGCTCAAGAATCACCGGAGTTGTTTGACCATTGCCACCGTCTAGGATGTCGAATTCCATACGGAACTTGTAATCAACACCACTTGGTGCAGAGCTTTGTTCCATAAAGTCAAACTGCTTCTGGATCTGTTCACCAATAAGTTTACTGACTTGACCAGTTGCATCATCACGGAAGTTGATTGTGGTTTCTTGCCACTCTGGCTTGCCTTGCAAGTATACTTTGCTGTTATAAACATCAATAGTAACAGGTGCAAATGTTACGTTTGGACGCTTGATATCCACTACTTGCTTGGTTAGTTCTGTGGTTGGGTTAGTTACACCAAGATTATAAAAGCTCGCACGGAAGCGATACTTTAACTTGGGCATCAAAAGACCTTGGCTACTTGCACTTTGGTCATTTGATAGTGGAACTGTAAATTTGCTTAAACTTGCTACGGCCATGTTATTCTCCTATACTCTTATTTATCTATATTCTTAAGTTGACGATGTACCTAGGCTTGCTAATGCACCTGGGTTATACAACGCGATAGGAATGTAAATAAACTCAACATCACGTGCTGGCTCAATCGCAACATCAACATACAGTTGGTTGTTAGCAATGGTGCTAGAAGTGTTATTACTGCTATCACATACCACCAAGAAATCGTAAATACCACGTTTGCTCAAAATGTCGTTTAATGCACTTTCAATTTGAGTTGAGATTGACTTACGTGTGACTTGATCGTTTGGCTCAAACAAGTAACCATTGGATATGGATTTAAATATGGTTCTTAGATAGTTTTCTAAACGAACCACGTTTACACGATTACGTGCTGTACTTGTACCCGACTTGGTCTCTTGACCCCATACCACAATACCAACTCCTGGTAACTGTGTGATTGGGTTGATGTTCATGGTATACAAACTGTCACGTAGACCTTGTCCAATTGAGTTGTGAGTCCATGCGCCTGTGTTGGCATCAACATAACCAACATCTTGAATGTTGCTTACTAGACCACGATGTGTTCCAGCTGGAGCAAACCAAGGATAGCTGACGTTGTCACTGTACAAGAATGTGCGTAACACTGAATAACTTGCAGGAACTGCTACGGTGTTACCAGTCAAGTCGGTTGTTACACCGCTTGGATAGTAAACAGCCAGGTATGGACTTGCTGTTGCTAGACCATTACCGTCTGTGTTGCTGTTCCAATTATTAATTGCTGTGCTTGTAGCAGCCAATGTCATTGGTGTGTCGCCAATAACAAAACCTGTGTCGCCACGATCTGAGTTCAATGTTACTAAATTGTCAATCAACTCTGGGTAACCAGGAGCTACCAACAAGTTAAATTGATACAGGTCTTCGCGAACTTCTAAATTGCTGTCAATAGCACTAGACATAGCAGCAACAACAATGGCTCGTTGTGCAGCTGTACCAGCTTTCATTGATCCATCTGTGTTCAATCCACTGGAGCTAACCCATGCACCAGCTTCTGCTGGCAAACTGGTTGGTAAGCCAATACTGTTAGCACCAACATCTGGGAAACTTACATCATTGTAGTAGTTTGATCTGTACTGTTTGACATTGTAGCCTGAGCGACGTGTGTTAAACAATAGTGCGCCACGCGGATATAAGCGATAGTCTGGAGCATCTAGATCAAGATAGTTACTGGTTAACAAACTGGTGATTGCTGGCAAATCATCAACGATCGGATCTTTGGTGCCATCTGTGTCCCAACGTGCATCAGCAAACACAATACCATTGCTGGTTGTTTGATCTGATGTGTTAATAGCAGCCCAGGCTGTGCCTGTGTAGCGATATAGTTTAGGATAATTAATTAGATCACTAGTATCTAACCACAAATCGCCTGCTACCAATGCACTGGCATCGCTTTGTGTGAGTGGTTCTGTGGCAGTAACAATAACGCCGGCTGGATCTGTGTTGCCCAGGTTGTAACCACGACTGTCACTGCTTACGTTTTGATAGCCTTTCCAACCATTGTTGTTGATCATGATGTCAACATCAGCAGCACTACTGTAATACCAGTATGTGCCATTGGCTGGAGCAGCATATGGAGCTGAATCGGTTATTTCAAGTTGACTTTCATGTGTCAAATTATTGAACGCAGAAATTACAAAAGCGCCGGTCACGGTATTTTGTATATATCCAGACCCTTTTGTAGCTTCTCCATCTGCATCTGCTGCAAATCCAGCAGCAGTCAATGGAGTTCCACTAACATCTAACAGTATCAATTGACCACCAGTTTGATGAGTAATTTTAATTGTGCCGTTGCTTTCAAGGCTGGCTGTCACATAAGGAATGTTGGCAGATAAAATGTCAGTCACAAATGAAGCAGTTGTTGTGCCTGATAAGGTGATTGTTATAGGTGCACCAACTTCTTCAACGCCAGGTGTGGTGTAGTCAATACTGAAGCTGTTACCTGCGGTAAATGCTGTAGGAGTTCCTGTAAAGGCAACCGATTCTCCGTTGGGTTCGTAGGCATTACGAGCTCTGTGATTGTAAAATCTTAGACCGTTGCTGGTGGTATCATTTACACTATAAGTTACAATGGTTTGACCTTCGGCAATGTTTACGCCACCGCCTATAGGATCAAGACCATAAACAGCATTGTCGGTGTTTAAAAACGCTGGCACATTTAATGCTTGGAAAGTACCTGTGGCTGAACTGTATTTTTTCATTATAGGATTTAGACCAGCGCCGGTAGATCCCAATTTCCACCAGATACTGCCGGTTGGACGTGGTTGGGAGTCTGTGGTAAACCAACCACCACTGGGAGTTTCAGCATAATCACCGTAGAACAAGTATGGTGCAAAATAAGTACCAGGAGTAATTCCCAGTACTGTACTTACGTTCATTGTTCCGCTGGCCACTGTGACTCTGCCGCTAGTGGCAGCACTTGTACAGAATAATGTAAGTTTACCGCCAACTGCAGCCGCTTTAACACCTGTGATAGCCGCTGTATTAATATCGCTGGCCAAGGTGGTAGATGTTATACCTGTTGCAGTAACGGTGCTTCCGTTAAGAACCAATGTTTGTCCGATTGTAACGCCCGGGGTAGCAATAGTGCCGGTTACAGCCGGTGTTGACAACTGCCAAGCAGTAGATCCTACTTGTACCCAGACATTTGATCCGGGTCCACCAGTTCCTGTAGCAACTGAATCGGTTCCAGTCTTTTTCCATAGACGCAATACATTAGGGTTTGTACCATCGGTGTCTACTGCTACAATGGCGTAGGTACCAATTGCACCAACAGATTGTTTGGGTTTTGGTACATTGTAAGCAAAAGCATTGTCGTTTTCAACTTGAGTAGAATCTGTGATCACTAAAGGAGTAACGTGGTCAAAATCGACATCAGTGCGATTCAAACTGTAAATACCCCATTCTGTATTAACTGAGTCTAACCAGTATGTTCCATCAGCAGGTGTGTTGCTTGGACGCACACTGGTACCGACCAATTGATCCAGGTCAATGTCGGCACGAATAGCATATAACTGATTGCCTAGGCCCAAGGCACTATAAGCTGTCATTAATCCGTATTCGTTTAGTTCGCCAGCGTGTATTGGTGTACCCGCAGAACTTAGTCGGAATGTGGGTGTGCCCATTGCTGTCACCAAGTCACGCTGACTGGTAAAGCTCTGCAATTTGCCTGCATTGGCTGCAGATGTACCCGATGCTATTGCACCGTTATAAGTCTTATCTTGTGCTGTTGCTAATACCACTAGTGGTACTGATCCAACTGCGTTAGATACGTATTGACTCTGATCGTTAATGGAAATTTGAATTCCTGGGGAAACTAGTGCCATGGTTATAATCCTTTATATATCATGTTAAAGTTATTTATTACGAAGTGGCATTTTTTGGGCACAATGGTGCCCTTATTTAAGGTTTGTTAATGCGTTTGCGGTTAAATACAGTATGACCAGACCGTTATGCCCGACTTGTAATGCCAGACCCGTAGCTATCAATTGCTATCGTGGTGAACACACCTACTATCGTCGGCAATGCGACGCTTGTTTACGTATAGGGAAAAAATTAAAACCCAAACCGCCAGCTTGGGCCCAGAGTGGTTATAAGAAAAAAGAACGTTGCGAACTATGCAACTTCAAAGCCAAACATATAAAACAGTTGTTTGTGTATCATGTGGATGGCAATTTAAAAAATACCAACACGTTCAATTTGAAAACTGTGTGTGCCAATTGCACCATTGAATTAGCCGTTAGTCAGATGCCGTGGCGGCAGGCTCCGCTAGTACCAGATTTTTAATGTTTGTGTACAACTCATCAATGGTGCCGTTGTTGTCAATTTCATAATCAAATCGAGTACCTACCCAGGCAGTTTCACTGATGTGAACACCTTGTGCCAGTAAGTATGCCACAGCACTTTGCACCTGTTGATTGGCTGCCACTGCTGAATCATACCAGTATGGCAATATACCGCGTTTGACCCAGACAATTTTACCGCCGGCGTTGCGTATGCTTTGTATTTCATTAGGGAATCGCACATCACTGATGACAGTATTGTCGCTACGACGGCTTAGACGTGCTTCTAGTGCAGCAATCCAGATATCATCATGGAATGCTCGACGACATACCTCAGTACCCCAGTATTGCAACACCCAACGTGGGGTAAGATTTGGCATATTTAAACGCTTTGCCCACCAGGCATCCACCTGTTCTCTCCAGGCTCTAGCTTCTGGAGTACGACCTTCTAATAGCTCTCGGTCCCATCCAAACACAGCCGCCACAGCATCTTTGAGTGTGCCAGCAAAGCTGTCTCTACGATAGCCGTGAAACCCAACCAAATAGTCAGCAATGGTATCTTTACCGCTACCAATAAACCCACATACGCCGATGATCATAAAAATGCTCCGTGTTATAGGAGCATTGTAACATGTTTCGTCGTAGTGTGTCAAGTTAGCCGGTTACCCAGGTTAGTGGCTGACTTCCATCTACGTAGGTTTTTAATTCTTCTTCTAGTTTTTCCATTTCGGCCAAGGCTTCTTGTTTGAGAGCATCGCCATTTAGACTTGCTCCACCTTGTGGTCCGGCAATTTGGCTGAACTTGCTACGTGCTTCTCCCAAAATACGCTTGCAGAAGCTATAGGCGTACTCTTGAATCCAAGGAAAAGCATAGGTGTCATTGAGAATCATTTGGTCTGGTTTGGTATTGTACATCCAAAGCAGTACACTTTCTTGTTGATCTATTGGGGGATTAACACCCTGGAACGGCATTTTACGAACCACTGTTAATTTTTTAGTTGTGGGATTGAATGTGTAATTCATAAAGCCACCAAACATCTTCATGGCCAATTTTTGATAGTCTACAAATAGCTCGTAACTTGTTAGTCCTCCCACACGACCTGCTACCAGCATGTATGTGTTCAAGTATCCGGACGCAAACGGTTCAAATTGGCTAGCAGTTGTACCTGTCACGCTGCCGATACCACGACGATAAACAGCACGGACTGTTTGTACTTCTTTAGGTAAAATATATTCCTGCGTTTCAGGCATCAACTGTAAATGACAGTAACTTTCTTCTACGCTATTCTGTGCTTTTTGACGATACTTGATCAAGGCCTGTGTAATGCCCATTTCATAGTGTTCTTTGTCTAGCTCAACATCAACAATGCCATCGCCTAGACGCATACGAACATAATCAGTGATTGCGGCTCGTAGACTGTTGGTGGTGCTGCCGTATTCCCAGTTAGGATCTGTGACGCCGCTTTGACTTACAGTGGCACTTCCTGGAAAAGCTATGTGTGCGCCGGACTGTGTACCTGTGTTGGCGTTGAACAGGCTGGCTGTATCTATGTTGTTCTTAGCGTCGTATCCAGCTTCAGCTGTTACGTTACCTGCAAATGGTGTGGCCATTGATTACTCCGTTATACAGTATTTATTACTGTACACGAAGTAAGATGGTTTCTAGATTGATGCGTCCGTTGAGCTTGGTTTCTGTGGCTTTGATATTGTCCAAGAACTTACGCAACTCCACTTTGGTAGCACGAGCAAACTCCTTGAGCTTTTCCTCGGGTTTACGTAGTGTTTTTGACGTAGATCTGTGTTCATCGTAGCCAATAATGCCGGTTCCTTTGACGTTTAAGGGTCCTTTTAAACTGTCAGCTATGTACTTGCCCAGCTTGCGTGTTTTGGTATTATAAACCCATAGCTCTTGTGCGCCAATGATGTCTGCGGGATTGACGCTGATCAGTCGCATGACCTTGTCTTCTCGGGCATACTTGAGCTTGCTGACTACTTTTTCTTTGCTTACCGATTTAGGAGCACGTACCTTCTTGGTGGCTTTTTTAACTCCGCGATATTGAATAATGTCGTTTAGGATTTGATCAATAAAAGCAAATATACGTTTGAAGTCTGCGGTTTTATAATGGCTGTATCCTTCTTGTAGCTGTTCGTCGGCTCGTTCAAATGCCAGTTTAAGTTCATCGAACCTGGCTTGATATACTGCTTCGTACTTGCTTAACTGACTTTGAGGGACATTGTTGGCCACAAGATAATCATAAGGCTTGAACTGATACTTGGGATTTGCAATAAATTCATCATAGTGTCCTTCTAGTTCGCCGATGGTGTCGGCTGTTTTTTCGTTTAGTCTGTCCTGGATGGTAGGAACATGGGCTCGGGGTTTTTCTTCTACCACAACTTCAACAACTTCTTCTGCACTTTTACTGTTGATGCTTTCAAGTATGTTGGCATCAATGAACTCGATGTGTCGTTCCTGTAAAGGCATGCCTTGGCGATGTGCCATGATGAGTCCGCAAGTGGTCATGCTTACTGTACGGTCGCTGGCACGTTCGAATGCTCGGATTTCATCGGCATCGAAGTCCTTGACCACTTTCATCCAGGCAACCACGTGCTTTTTTAAATCCTTTTGAGTATAGAAATAATTGTAATAGGTCAAGCTCTTACGCATGAAGTGGTCAAATTCTTCGAACGACATGGCCTTGGCACGTTCAGTGTCCCACTTGGGTTCTTCGCCTATGTACTTTTCATCAAGTAATAAACTGTTTCTGGGTGCTGCTTTTTTAGTCTTGCTTGTTTTACCGTTGATTTTGATATTTGCCATAGTGAATCCTTAGTTTAATAGTGTGGCTAAAACAATATACTGTTCCAGTGTTGTCAATGTTTCTAATAATTTATCATTAAGTTCTTTGTATTGTACAGTATTTTTTCCTACTTTGCGACAGTTAATTTCTTCTTTACTTATTTCACGCTGTATATCATGGCAATTCTTCCAGATCTTTTTCAAATCTGTGCTTTGATGTCCGGGCAATTTAACTATAGTGAAAAAAGCCTGGTCCAAACGATACTTGATATCCGGGTCCATAACAACATTATACATTAAAAGGATTTATGGGTCAAGCCACGATAAATACTACAATTAACAGGATTCTATATGCCACGTTTAAGCCTTTGGCAAGATGGTAAACACTCAAATGATTACAAGTTCATGGATAGACGCATATCCGAAATGTTTACCATTGGTGGTACGGGTATCCTGGTCAACAAATACCTGGGCGTAAATACCCAGGGCACCAACAAAGCCACCAGCGCCGCACAAGCATCTGAAGATTTTGATTTGAGTTTTTCCAATACTACTGGAATTAATGTCAAAGATTTTGCATTTGGGCCTGGCATTCCTGCTGGAGCACAGGTAGCCAGCAAAACCGCAACCACAGTAACATTAAACACAGTGACCACATCTGCTGTGGCCAGCGGAACAACTGTTGGCTTTGGCCCGGATGCTACCAAACCCAGTTACGCTAACCAAAGTGAACAAAACATACAAGACTTGCTGTGGTTAGAAAATCGTGATCGCAAGTATGATCGTGATGTTTATAAAATGCGTGGTATCTATCAACGTGCTGATCAAGACTTTGATCTAAGCCAATTTGGCCTGTTCCTGCAAACTGGTACAATCTTCATGGTGTTTCATTTGCGTGACATGGTTGATCAGATTGGTCGTAAGCTCATAGCCGGCGATGTGCTAGAGCTACAACACCTAAAAGATTACGATGCCTTAGACGGAGATTTGCCTGCGGCATTAAAACGTTACTATGTGGTTGGTGATGCCAGTTTTGCAAGCGAAGGATTCAGTCCCACTTGGTGGCCACACCTGTGGAGAGTTAAACTTAACCCGCTGGTAGACAGTCAAGAGTACAAAGATATCTTGGATAATATTGCAGCCAGCGATACCACAGATACTCCAGTGGGACAAATTTTAAGTACCTACAACACATTCTTGGATATCAATCAAAGTATTATTACTCAGGCCGAGATCGACGTACCCAAAAGTGGTTACGATACCAGTCCAATTTTTACTTTGCCGACCACTGCACGTGGCAGTGATCCAATCGGTGCTCCCATCACTGCTGACAATGCCAGTATCAACTCCGGCAATACTAGTCCTACCGCGGATTCAGGTGTGTCAAGTCCATTACGCAAGGTGTCTGGTTATTTAACTGGCGATGGTGTTGCTCCAAATGGTTTAGCCACTGGTGCCGGTGTTGCATTTCCTGCCAATCCAACCGAGGGGGAATATTTCTTGCGTTTGGATTACTTACCAAATCGTTTATTTCGTTATAGTGGACGTCATTGGGCTCGTGTAGAAGATAGTGTAAGAACTTCATTAACTCCAGGCACAGATAATAAAACACAACGTGGTAGTTATGTAAATAATACTAACACTTACACAGACGCTGACGGCGTGACGCATAATGAGCGTCAACCGCTGAGTCGTGTACTAACACCGAAAGCAGATAATTAATGCCAGTTCAATTTGCCTATGATGGCCAAATACGCCGTTTTGTCCTGCAGTTTGTACGCATGGTATCAAACTTCCAAGTAGAATTTGGAAAAAATGCCGACGGTGATCGTACCTTACAAACTGTTCCTGTGTACTATGGAGATATCAGTCGCCAGGCTGCAATGATTTTAAACAATGGTAGTGAAAATACACTTAATGCTGTGCCAGCCATGGCCTGTTATATCAGTGGCTTGTCATACGATCAATCAAGACTACAAAATCCTTACTACGAAGGTGTTGTTCGTATTCGTGAACGTGTGTATAACGATGTTGATCAAGAATACGAACGCAGTCAAGATGGCATCTATACTGTGGAACGACTAATGCCGGCTCCATATAAACTGACCATGAAGTTGGACATATGGACCAGCAATACAGAACAAAAACATCAGATGATTGAACAAATGATGCCCCTGTTTAATCCTGGCCTAGAAATACAAAGCACAGATAATTATGTAGACTGGTCAAGTCTAAGCGTTGTTCTGCTAACAGATGTGCAGTATTCTAGTAGAACTGTGCCGCAAGGCGGAGAAGAAAACATTGATGTTGCTACACTGACATTTGAAATGCCCATATGGCTCAGTCTACCTGCCAAGGTCAAGAAGATGGGCGTTGTTGCACAAATTATTGCCAGTATCTATGACGCACAAGGCGATCTCAGTCCCGAAGTTGTGTTTGCAACACAGGGTCTAATGAGTCAGCAAAGGTTTACTCCAATGAGTTACGAATTGGTCTATGTGGGCAACACATTAACATTATACAAAAACAATGCCACCGAGGCTGAAGATGGTGTCATATATGGTACCAAAGTACGCTGGGCCAACTTGGTTAATTTATACGGCAAGCTGACCAATGGTATCAGTGAAGTTAGACTAACGTTTGCATATCCAGACGGCCCGCATGAAATTGCTGGGACAGTTGCATTTAGTCCCACAGACGAAACACAGTTGTTGTTTACTCCGTTTGAAGCCACATTGCCGGCCAATACCTTAGATGCGGTTGATGCCATTATTGATCCAAGAAACGTTACTGTAGACAGCAACATACTGAGTCCTGCCGCAGGTACTAGATATTTGATATTGAATTCAATTGGCGACATTGCCACTGAAAGTCCTGTTGCATGGGCCGGTGAACCAGGGACCAATTTGGTTGCTCGTGCCAATGATATCATTGAATGGAATGGTAGTTATTGGACAGTGGCGTTTGACAGTAGAGAACCTGCTGTGCAATATGTGTCTAACTTGACTACCACTGTACAATATCGCTGGACCGGATCAGAATGGGTCAAGAGTTACGAAGGCTTGTATGGATCAGGCGAGTGGAGTTTGGTACTGTAATGGCCGCACACACCGAGGGCGTTGGTGCATTAATTTACGCTCGATCATCCAATCGTTACTTGTTCTTGTTGAGAAACAAAAGCCGACATGCTGGATCCTGGGGCATTGTGGGTGGAAAAATTGAAACAGGTGAGACTGTCATACACGGGCTAGTTAGAGAAATACGTGAAGAAATTGGTGTTGACTATTCTGCTCGTAAATTTATTCCATTAGAAACGTTTACCGCAGACAATCGTAAATTTGTTTATTATACATTTGTGGTCAGTGTAGAAGAAGAATTTGTGCCACGCTTGAATGATGAGCATCGTGGATATTGCTGGGTAGGATTAAATGATCATCCGATGCCGTTGCATCCAGGACTTTGGCGAAGTTTTAATTTTGACATTGTCAAAAAGAAAATTAAAACTTTAGAATCAATCTTAAAATAAATTAACCAATATCTGCTTCAAGCACAAAATCACGGAAACTGATTTGTCTAAAATTTAATTTATTAACAAGAGCACCCGAACAGTCTGCTGCAGCCGACATCATAATACGTACAAATTCTACATCAGAATAAACATCCATCACAGTTGATAGTGTTTTTACATAAAAAGTATCTTCGGTTGCATTGGTATAACCGTCATAGCCCATCAGATAAACTTTTTTGTGTCCGTCAAAGCAGGCCAGGTATGCAGCCAAGGCTCCAGCATCGTATGTTGGGTTTTGTGGGGTTAAATAAAACTTACCTGGGTATTGTACAATATATTGAGCATTGGTGTAAACGATATGATCGTCACAATAGCCAGACTCTGCAATGGTTTTAACTTTTTCTGCGTCAACTGCAACTAAAAAATCTGGAGTAAACTCTTGATATATCAAATTACAGGCATAACTTTGTAACTTGTCTCTGGCCAATATTCCGCCTCTGTGATTGGCAATATGTGCCAAATCAAAATCTTGACGACTGGGTCCATTACCTATTGCAATAGCCTGTGTTGTTGTAAACGAATTAAACACGCTGTTGGCAATATATTCTGTGCTGGGTTGCCATTCATTGTTGCCAAGTACTAGTTCGGTAACAATGGATTCGCCGGCATAGTTACTGCGATAAAGTTTTTTTATAATTTGCATGATTAATGTTTTCCAACTACTATTTCAATAGTTTTTATATCATTGGCATCAACAGAGTCCAGTGCCTTTCCTAAAATACATCCAGGCGCAAAAGAATCATTGTCAATCAACTGTGCTACGCCAGGCATATTGCTGGTTACCAATATATCGCCTTTGGCAACTGGTCCTTGTACACGACAAGGAACACGACCAGTCAATGCCACTGACACCACTGTGTCGCCTTTCAATGTACCGTTCATTAGATATGCAGGATTTGTACTCACTACACCGGCTACAGCAGTACTGTGTGTTTGTTTGGAAATGGTAACTTCGTGTTCGCCACCAAATACAACCACTGTGGCAGGCTCATATGGAGCATCGGCTACATAATTTTCTGCTAGGTCGGCGTATTTGGACTGAGAACTTACGCCATAAAAGGTGCCAAACCAAGCACTGGAACTGCCAATGTTTACTGCATTGTTGGATGTAGGCAACACGCTGGTTGACACATTAAGTATTGGTACTGTAAGGTTGGCCGTGGCATGAATCTGTGGCGCACTTACTTTGGCACTCAATGTGACTGAATTTGCTGTTAGATCAAAACTGGCCACACCAGTGGATCTGACCCATGCACCTTTGGTACTGTTATAGGTATAGATAACATTGTTTATTGTGGTTGTTTGATTGTTTGTTGGACTTGATGGAAATGCCATGATTAATATCTCCCTACTGCTATTTCGATAGTTGTTATATCATTGCCGTCATAGTCTTCAAGACTTTTTGCAATTATACAACCTGGTTCATATTTTGTTTTGTCTAAACGTTCTGCTACACCTGGAATATTGCTGGTAACCAGTCTATCGCCTTTGGCTACTGGTCCACGCACCTGACATGGTACACGGCCTGTGAGTGCCACTGGCAAGCCAGGTTTGGCAGCATTCATCAGGTATGCTGGATCGGTGCTTACTACTCCAGCTGTTCGCGGATCGTGGCTAACGTCTGTGGTTGTTATTTCTGCGGATCCACCAAACACAACTACTGTGCCTGGAGCATATTCCGCATCAGCCACATAGTGTTCTGCTAGGTCAGCATACTTGGCTTGGACGCTGACACCGTACACGTTGTTCCACCAAGCTGTGGTGGATCCAAGATTGACGGCCAAATTAGATGATGGTACAACAAAACCAGATACTGTGATGTTAGCACAGGTCACTGCACCCAATGATGTGGCGCCGGTTACTGTTATGCCTGAAGAAAATGTGTTGGCCTGTGATGCCACAAAACCGCTGGTGTCAACCCACTGGGAGCCAGTGCCATCATATAGGTATTGGAATACAGTATCACTGGCGCTGTCATACCAGGTGTCGCCAGAATATGGATTGGCTGGTGATGTGGTTCCTGTAAAGTTTGTGACTAATGGTCTAGTATTACGGAATGCTCCACTACCTACGTTGAGGTTTCCTGTGATTGCAGCTCCACCAGACACCTGCAATGCACCGGTAACGTTGCTGGTACTGGCTGTGGTATTGGATAGCACCAAGCTACCAAAAATCACATTGCCACGTGTGCCAGAGTTGACGCCTCCAGAAGTTTCAGTGGCATCTGCCAGATATTCCAATGCTCCTGTGGAATTTTCCCATCCCAGGAACGCATGTTTGTCTGCACCTTTGTAGTAGTGGAATCGAACACCGATGTCACGACCATCATCTGACGACAATGCTGCCAAATTGGCAAATGTGTGTAATTCAATAACTGAGTCAGTGACCGTCAAGTTGTTGGAACCAATGGTCACTGTGTTACCCAGCACAGTCAAGTTTCCTTGAACTGTCAGCCCGCTTGCATTCCATCCACCAGCTTTGGTTGTTGCTGTACCGGCAAGATTTTCTACGTAAAATTCTAATTCACCGTTGCTGGCGCCTGCACTGGTTTCTGCCAGAATATAAGTGAATCCGTCAACTGATTTGACTCCACCCAACGAACTCCATGCACCCGATGCATAGCCTTCAAAACTGCTGATAGTGGTATTGTATCGAACCATACCTAACGCAGGACCACTTGGTCGTTGTGCGGTATTGCCCACTGGCAAGGTCAAGTAGTTGTAACTGTTGGCACTCATTACTATGTTGCCAAGTACGTACACGTTACCGCCAACACCCACACCGGCTGCTACAGTCAATGCTCCTGTACCAGGGCTGGTACTGGTTGTGTTTCCATTGATACCAATACTGGATAAACCTGTGATTGAGGCAGTATTGCCGCCCAAGGCCACTGTGGTGTTACCAAATCTTACGTCAGCTGTGGCCCAACTTGGTGCATATCCTGCACCTTCTGAACGCAAGAATGTACCAATTGCACCTGCTGTAATGAAAGTGGTCACGTTGGTGTCTTGCTGAATCATCAACTGACCAGCTGATCCGCCTGTAATGTTTGTGGCACTGGTTGCTGTGGTAGCTGTACCAACAGTCAGTGCTGAACCTGAAACCCAGGTTGGTGAACTAGTACCACCCGAAATAAGAAATTGTCCAGCTGTACCTGCTAGACTTAGGCCCAGTCCAGTTGCAGTACTGTAAGGGACGGCCCCTGCGGCAGCAGTTAATACACTACCAGTTCCGCCATAGGCCAATGCCACAGCATTACCTTGCCAGAATGATCCACTACTAAAAGTTTTGTTTAATACAGTTTGTGTAGCACCTGTGGTTAATACTGTGGCGCCGCCGCCTGCTGTAGTTCCGTCGTGTAAACGTAGGGTTTTGGCGTCAGTATCGTAGGTAATTTCACCGGCGGCACCAGTAAAAGCGTTGTTTTGTGTTGTAGTTCCTCGTCTAAACTGTACTTGGGTTGCCATGTTCTTCCTCTGTTTCTATATTTATGCTCGATTACGCCTGTGCTTCCGACCAGAACAAGTTAACATTGACTGACGCAGTATTTGTACTGCTTAGATTTTTTACAACCACTGCTAATACGTCTGGGCCGTCAGGGAAATTACTGTATCCGCCAATGGCAGAGTTTGTTAATTCTTTCAGCTGACTTAGGTCAATCTCAGAAAAACCATTAGGTTGTCCCAAAGTACTAAAGTTTTGTTCTCCGGGCGTGGCAGCTGTGCTGGTACTGGTGCTGATCTGAGCAAAACTTGGCTGACTTCCCAGTGCTGTACTATTAACTGCTGTCCAGGTCAATGAGCTGGCATCAATGTTTCCTGGATTTAAAATACCGTATACCTGAACAGATTGATCAGCTTGCACCTGCAATTTTTGTAGCAACAACTGTGAACGGTTAATAAGATCTCTGTCTCCAAATGCACCTGCAATTGAGTTTGATACGCTGGGCGCCAAACGCAAGAAAAATGCTGTTTCGCTTTGGCTGGCAAGAATGGTGTTGTTCAATGAGGTATAGTTAAAGTAGTATCCGCGATCACTGTCATAACTACCGTCCATAATATAACTGGAGCCCCAGTGGTTAACAATTGGGGAACAGGTACAACTAATCAATGTAACCGCTGTGTAACCGTTACCTATGGCATGACTGGCAGCTGTTCCGCCGGTGAAAGTTTTGTTAGATCCGCCCACAAACATCTGAAAGCTGGCACCACGAGTTAACCCAGTTAACGTATTAACGTTTTTTCCTGTATATGTCATAACTTCGTTATCTACCATTATGGTTCCCCCGGTGGCTGGAAAGCGGCTGGCATCGTATAAATCAATTGATGTAACACTGGAATTCATTGCTGTGGCCAATCGATCTCTAGCACTTTCGTTGATGGCTTGATAACGTACTGTTGAGTTACCGGTACGCATGTATGCTTCATCATTGATGTTGTTTTGTTTCATACGATGGGCAAGAATCATGTTGCCGTCAGGACCACGTAGCATAAAATCAATAAAGCCAGCACCGTACCAACTGAAACTGATTCCCAACATCTGCATTTTGTTTAGGTTAATATCATAACCACTAATACCGTTGCCATCTAAGGTATCAAAATTAAATTGACTTTGTGGTGTGCGGCGATCAATAACTGCAGCTATCTTGACACTACTTGCATTGTTGACTCCGCGATATTCTGGATTGATAGTCATGGTATTGTCGTCGGTAATGCTGCCAACCATATAAGTCATACCACGTATGACTATGCGATCGCCTGTTTTTAACTGTTGCGTAAAACGACAGTTGGTTCCAGCCACTGACTGACTGCCGGCGGTGACACTGACAAAACCCGACAACTGATAGGTGGCACTACGTTTGACCACTGCCAATTCAATACCGTCATATTCCCAAAACAATCCGTTTTGATCATCGAATGCACCAACACGGGTTGTAGCTCCGTGCCAATTTTTTACAGTCACACGTGGTAAGTTGGTAATTACCGCCGATGTACTACCCAAAGTCGTTGTAGCTGTAAGAGTGAACACGCTTTCACTAGTGACACCAACCACACCATAGGTACCGTTGTAACCCGAAGTGACCACACCAGATATTTCTATCGTGGCACCGGCCTGTAGGCCGTGATCAGTTTCTGTGGTCACTGTGATTGTGCTTCCAGCTGAGGTTCCTGTTGCACTGATTTGATCAAGATTGATAACTGGATTAAACAACACCCCCGATGTCCAAAGAATACCCTTACCAGACTGGTAACGCATGTATTTTTTGGTTTGACGTGATACTGACGCACCATGGCTAGGCAAGAATGTGCCTACGTTAATACCGCCATCAAATGGTCTGTGTTGAATAAACGCATCACTTCGTGTGTATGTTGTCGCGGTGATTGATAAATTTTGCACGGCGCCGCCCACTCGTGCAGTAAATGTAAATGTGGTTGCAGTGGGAACTGTTTCAACAAAGAAATTGCCGCCCATTAACGCATGATTGGTTCCGGAACTTGTGACAACGTTGACAATTGGTGCACCCGGAACCAGCCCGTGTGCTGCTGAGGTAGTCACTGTGATTGTGCTTGGACTTGATGCGTTGCTGACATATCCTGAAACTGGCATGGCTGATCCGGCATAAAAACCTCCGCGTCGCCCATATGTACTGCCTGTGAATATAGAAGCTCCTGCGGTGCCCACAAGGCCTTTGGCAAAATATGTAAATGATGTTGAATCAGGAACTGTGGCTACCACAAACGCACCTTCGGCACGTGCGGCATTACTAACATTGCCAAGACCGTGTGTTATCACTGGCTGTGCAACACTTAGTCCATGATCAGCACTACAAGTCACTGTGATAATACTGGGGTTTCCGCCATCGGTGACGATAGCAGTGACAAACAAATCTAGACCAGGTCTTTCATATATACCTGGAATATTACGGATGTCGGTGTAGTTTTGCCACTTGGTTGGTTGCAGGCCGTATTCAAAGTCAGCATCAATCAAACTTTGTGGATTGGCCACACGTTGGCGTTCAATGGCATCAACACCGAAAGCATAAGGTCTAACCACATTACCAATCTGTTTTGGAGCATCAGAGTAGATAGCAATGGCATCCGAACTCAACATGGCCGATGTGTCAGCACTGAATGTCACTGTGCTTACTCCGTTCTGTTCTGAATAGAACGTGGTATTGTCATCGGGGTCGTAACTGATGGTTCCATTTTTGGTAGGATCTCCAATGGCGTAGATATTGGTCTGTTGTGTTTTGTTGGCAATGATCAACAGCTGAGTTAGATCAACTTTGCCCGGAAACTTTAATGTTCCTGCCCCTGCTGTGTTGGGACTAAAAATATACTTTTCTATCAGTTGGCGTGCCATGTTTTTCCTTAAAATCCAAAAATAATTGAGTAACCCAAATAATCCGACTTGATTGATTGGTCTATGTTATTTAACGAAATAATACCTGTGAAACTTAAAACACCCAGGTCGTAGATGTTGTTGGTTACATCCGCAACCGATCCTTCATCTTCTGTGATAGTCAACACCAAATCAGTGACATAACCCAAATCGCTTTGACTTGACGCAAACACCGCAGATGCTACTACAGCATTTGAGTCAGCATTGACCCAGTTGGTACCATCGTAGGTTAAAACTTGTTGTACCTGTGGGCTACTTAAATTAACATCAGTTAAACTGTCTAAAGTTCCGGTATCTCTAGTGACCCATTGTACCCCAGATCCAGTACTGACCAACAGTTGTCCGTTTAGGCCTGCGTTGCCGGTGTAATCTCTCAGTCTAGCACTCACTATCAGATTGCCAGTGGCAGTTACGTTGGCAAACGACGGAGTTGCTGTGGTATGTAGATTTTGATTGAGGTTTACAGTTTGATTTGGAGCATATATGGTTATACCACTGCTGTGTGCTTGGATATTGGCTTGGCCAAGAACTAGGGTATTACCGCTTAGATACAAATCTTTCCACCGCTGTGTTGGACTACCTAAATCATATGTTACGTTGGCACTGGGTAATACATGTCCAGTTACAGTTATGTTACCGCCAACAGATAATACATTGCCAGTGGGATTAAAAGTTAGACCAGCACTATTGACCAACACATTGGCTGTGCCTAGATAAGCAAGGCCGTTGACGGTGCTTCCGCTGACAGCAGAATTGATTCTGGTGATTGTGTTTGCTGAAGTTTTATACCAGAGTACACCGTCGGTGTAGTTGATTGTGACTTCACCGTACTCTAATGTTGTCGGGACCTTGCCGGCCACCGAACTGCGTTTTAATAAAACTGTGTTTGGCATCTATTAACCTAAAAAGGCCCGTTATATGTTGGTAAAAAAACCAACGGCCCGAGGATAAAAATCCCCTGGCTCAAATTTTAATAAGTACCACCATCAATGGTAGCACTGGTACTCAATGCATCAGTAATTCCATAACCAGTCAATGTGGTTGGTATTGCTGTCAAAGAAGCAAACGGTAAACTAATAGCTGTGTTGGCCAAAGTTGCCACACGACCATATGCATCTGTTGTTATAACTGGTATGTAGTTTGCACTACCAACTGTGGTTGCACCTGGTCCAGCGGCTGTTAAATTGATTGCTCCAGCGGAAATAGTCAGATTACCAGCACCACTACTGGTACTGACTACACGATTGCTGCTGTCATATAAAGTCTGAGCATACAGGCTACTATTGATAGCTGTGTTACCACCCACCGTCAATACTGTGGCAGCAGTATTGCTCAGAGTCAAGCTACCAAATTGTACGTTACCTAGTGTTCCTGTGACATTACTGCTGACTTCGTTTGCATTGGAAAAATACACCAAAGTTTCAGTGCCGTTTTCCCAACCTAGGAATGCATGTTTATCTGCACCTTTGTAGTAGTGGAAGCGTAAACCAATGTCTCTGCCGTCATCTGATATCAATGGTGCACCATTGGCAAATGTATGTAGGCCAATGATTGAATCGGTGACTGTCAAGTTGTTGGAACCAATGGTTACTGTGTTACCTTGTATGGTCAAGTTTCCGCCAACAGTGACATCGCCTGTTGTGGTCAAACTAGACAATGTACCTACGCTTGTGATATTGGGTTGTGCAGCTGTACTTAATGTGCCTGTTAATGTAGCACCCGAGTTACCAATTGTACCTGCCTGTACTGTGCTGGCAATAATTGTTCCACTGCTGGTTACAGCACCAACAGCCAAACTTGTCAGTGTACCAACTGAGGTGATATTTGTTTGCGCCGCAGTACTTAATGTACCTGTTAGGGTGGCACCAGCATTACCAATGGTACCAGCTTGTACTGTACTTGCGATGATTGTGCCACTACTAGTAACTGCTCCAACTGCCAAACTGGTCAGTGTACCAACCGAGGTGATATTTGTTTGTGCGGCTGTGCTTAGTGTACCGGTTAACGTAGCACCCGAGTTACCGATTGTGCCTGCCTGTACTGTGCTGGCAATAATTGTTCCACTGCTGGTTACAGCACCAACAGCCAGTGACGTTAATGTACCAACTGCGGTAATACTAGTGTAAGATCCAGATATTCGAGCACTTGGAACTGTGCCGCTGGACAAGTTACTTGCATTTAATGATGTGAGATATGTACCGGTACCAATCAGATTGGCACCAATGTTACCAATTGTACCTGCTTGTACTGTACTTGCAATTATGGTTCCACTACTTGTGACTGCCCCGACTGCTAAACTTGTTAGTGTACCAACTGCGGTAATATTTGTTTGTGATGCTGTACTCAACGTACCTGTTAAAGTTGCGCCTGTGTTACCAATGGTACCAGCTTGCACGGCACTGGCAATGACTGTTCCACTGCTAGTTACAGCACCAACTGCCAAACTTGTCAGTGTACCAACCGAGGTGATGTTGGTTTGAGCTGCTGTGCTTAATGTACCTGTTAAGGTAGCACCTGAGTTACCAATAGTGCCTGCGTTTACTGTTGTAGCTGTTACTGTGGTAAAACGTCCGGTGTTTGGAGTAGTGGCACCAACGGTTGTGTTGTTTAAAGAACCGCCACTTATGACTGCATTACCTGTGCTGAAGTTTGTGGCTACCTCTGTGGTACTACTTAATTGTGTAGCTGTCAGTAAACCAGTGCTGGGGTTATACGTGAGTGTACTTGCTGAAAAACTTCCAGTATTACCGTCGGTCTTGTCCGACAGCATGGGATAGAATGTGGCATTGGTGGTTGATGCTGTAACACTTTCGTATAGACTTACGTTGGCTGTTAGAACTGTTCCGTTGCCTGATATAGTGATGGTACTGCCAGCCACGCTGGTAGCAATACCATTCGATCCATTGACAGTTAATGTGCCACCACCGGCTACACTTCCAGATCCAGTGTTGCCCGCCAGGCTGATTGTGGTGCTGACTGCATTGGTTGTTAGGCTGGTGACACGTCCTTTGGCATCAACCACAATAGTGGGAATACTTGTGGCGCTACCATAATTGCCGGCAGATACGCCGGTGTTTGTTAAACTGAATCCAACTGTGCCGACTGTGGCGTTGGCAGTGATTTCTGTTGTGTTTGCTGCATTGGTCACTGCCACTGTGTTGACAGCAATGTTACCAGCAGCTGTTATTAAACCTTTGCCGTTGACAGTGACAAAAGGAATCTGGCCATTTGCGCCACCCCAAGTGCCTGTGTTTGAGTTTACTGTGGCTAAAGTTACTGCCAAATTACTATAGTTACCGCCAGCAGCAGGATTAGTACTTGTGCCTGTGGCATCACCGCTGAGCGTGATTTTGTCATTTTGTGTCAGGTCTACGATTGCACTACCGGTGGTGGTGTATAAACGCCCGTCTGTGCTGTTTATGCTTAACTCGCCCAGTGACAAGTTTGCCGTGACGGGAACCTTTCCTGCGGTGCTAGCTCTTTTTAATAATATTGTATTTGGCATCTTCTAATCCTGTTTTTAAAAACTACCGCCATCCATCACTTCTGACCCGTTGATTATCTTTACCCACGTGGTCCATGCACTTGTACTATACTTGCTACGAGTCCAAAAAACATTGGGCCCAGTGGCGTTATCGTACGGTCTATAATTCTGTGTTATACTCACATTTCCTGTGTTTATAACTTCTAGTTGTCCAGTAAAATTCAACGTGTTTAGCGGTGTATTGCTAGTTCCTGTCCAGCTATCTCTATTTATCAAATATACGCCCATAACAGTCAGCGTGTTCCAGTCGTTTATGTCGTTGCCGCGATCCTGGAATATGTTTGTGGCTGAAATATTGCCACCAACGTTGAGATTGCCCGAGATGCCGGCACCGCCTACTACTACCAGGGCACCTGTGCTGGTATTTGTTGATACAGTAGCCGAGTTTGCTATTAAATTTCCGCCTACTATTTCTGTACCCAACACCAACTCTGTTTGTGTTTGTACCACAGAGTTGGTAAAAGTCACAGTTCCGGCCACACTCAAATTGCCTTGTACTTCAAGATTGCCTGTGGTTTGTACGTTGGCAAAAGTTGTGAGTGCTGCTGCTGCTGCTGCATTGGCCACTGCGGCAATGTTGGCAGAAGCTACAGTACCACTTTGTGTTTGAATGGCGCTGATTGTGCCTGCTGGAGAAACAACAATGGCCGTTGGGTTCGGAACTTGGACTGTGGGAATTGGTATGATCACAACAGCGCCAGATACTGCATCAGTTTTAATAGTTGCACCAGCTAGGTCAATGGTATTGCCACTGAGGTACAAGCTACGGAAACGCTGGGTAGGACTACCAATATCGTAGGTTACATTGGCGCTGGGTAATATGTTTCCAGTGACTGTTATGTTGCCACCTATGTACAGGTTGCCAGCAACACCTGCCCCGCCTTTGACTACCAATGCACCGGTTATATTTGATGTTGATGCAGTTGTGCTTGTGACATTAATAGAGTCAGTGCTAATAACTTGACTGTATGAAATAGCTGCCAGTGATGTACCACCAAATGTGGAGTTTGCTTTGTCGTATACAGAGTGTAAGATAGAATAAAAACCACCAAAACTGTTTCTTGCCACATTTGATAGATCGGGTATCAGTGTCTGACTGTTGTTTAATGTCAACACTGATCCAGCACTTTGTGTTATGGCGTTGGCCGTATTAGTGGCCGCGTAAACCAGCGTATCGGAAATCTGTAGCGTTCCTGCTGTCAAAACCACTGATCCCATGGTAGTAACTGCTTTGACCAAAACACCAGCCGCGGCATTGTTTACAGTGACATTACCATAATTACCACCAACCATCACTGTTGTGCCAGTGCCAGTGATACTTAATGTAGATGAAGATAAATCACATCCTCTAAAAACTGTATATGCACTTGATGTTTTTGTTGTTGCTGTGGATACTGTACAACCGATAATATCAACTGAACCAACCGATGAGTTTGCCGAGATAACAAGATTGGTCATCTTTAGGCCTTCAATGGTACAACCTTTGGTTATGGTCAAATTGCCAGTTAAGGTTGTATTTTTGCCCACCAATTCGTGTGTGGTTAGCACAGTATACTGAGTACTGATAGTTACATCTTCAGTATAAGAACCCGGATGTAAAACGATTGTTTTTCTTTCGCCAACACCTGTTGTTTCAAATGCTGCTGCTGCTAGTACTTGAGCTCGAGCAATGGTTTTAACTGGATCACCAACTGTTCCGTTGCCGGTGTCGTCCAACGCAACCGGGCTGACATGTATTTCTGAGCTGTATCCTGTGATGTATACTCTTGTTGCATCTAGATAGTTGCTGTATGTAACTGCCCCAGTTGTTTCATTGTACTGTAACACTCTTTGAGTTGCATAAGAACTGGTAGCACCATTTTGAACATAAGCAGCTGTGATTGTTCCGCTGACATTTAAATTGCCGTTGATGTTGGCTCTACCTACCACTGTCAGTGCGCCAGTGATAATGTTCGCATAGGCAGTTACTGCAATATTTGAATCTGTTACTCCGGTGTTGCTGGTAAATGCTGTTACAAAAGTGTTGCCCGACTCGTTCCAATACAGGGCTACGTTGCTGATCAATCCGTTGGCACGATTCATCAAGAAACCAACGTCTACGTTGGCCAATGTTGCTCCGCCGTTGAGTACCGTTATTGGATCCGTCAACGACGTAATTGCGGTGTTGAATTGTCCTATTTTTGGTCTGGTTAATGCCATTGGTTAAAATCCGTATATTATTGTATATTTATCGGAAAAAACAAAAGGGCCCTAAGGCCCTTTGTTTGTTAACTATTTGATTAGTTGTTAGTTGCGACCAACTGCTATTTCTATAACTGCTTTGGTAGCACTTGGGAAATCACACAAGGCTTTGCCAATCACTTGTCCTATCAGTGGATTTTCACTGGCTTTGGCATAACCAAATCCGGCACTGACCATCAAATCTCCCTTGCAAACTGGACCAATTACATTACAAGGAACACGTCCTTGTAGTGCCACTGGAACTACGTTTGTACCGGTTAGGCCGCCATTCATCAAGTGTGCTGGGTTTGTACTTACTACACCGGCCACTGCTCGTGTTTCTACATCGGCTTGGGTAACTTCTGCGGCTCCACCAAACATGACCACAGTACCGGGAGCATAGGCTTTGTCTGCTTGATAGTTTTCTGCCAAGTCAGCGTATTTGGCCTGTGTTGACACACCATAGAATGTACTCCACCAACTGCTTACACTACCTAAATTGTATGTCAAGTTGGCTGTGGGCACAATACTTCCTGTGATGGTCATTTCGCCGCCAACATACAATTTGCCACCAATACCAACGCCACCTGCTACAATCAATGCACCACTTGTGGTACTGGTTGATACTGTACTGTTGGCCAGCATCAATGAACCAGCATACAAGTTACCTGCTGTTGATCCGGCAAAGTTGGCTGTTATATTTGGTTTGGTGGTTAATCCGTCAAAGACACGCACTGACTTTGTTATGCTGTCTCTAACAACACCAAAATACTTGGTTGTACCACTGACGTATTGTCCAACAATACCAATGTCTTGACTGTCGCCGGGGTTGGCATTGGCCAAGAAGCTGATTGGATTTTCAATGACCAGGGTGCTTGTACTTGTTGTTGATCCGGTGCCGCCAATTGTGATATTACCTTGCAAGTTAAAATTACCACCCACATACAAGTTGCCTTGCAGTCCAACACCACCGTTGACCCGTAGAGCACCTGTTGTGGTGCTGGTTGCTGTGGTAGCAATGTTGACTTCCACACCGGCTGGACGACCTGCACGACTTTGTCCAACAATTCGCATACGCTCGTTGCCGGCCACAAAACCGTCGGTAGCAAACACAATGTCGTTGGTTTGGCCATATTCGCTGGTGGCGATGACCAATTCTCCGTCACCTGTGGTTCCTGCCGGAGCACTCATAAACAAGTAACCGTCATCGGCGCCGGTGATACCAAACGCAGCGGTATTAAATGTTTCTGACGTGATACCCATGTCTATCCAACCTGACTCATTGTCACCGTTGGAAGCGTAGGCAATGATGTCAGTTGAAGCATCGGCACCCGAGTTGAAGTTTTTAATAGCCACTTGAACAAAGTCATCAGCGTTGCCGGTCAACACAGTTGACGCATTGGTTAGTCCTGAATTGGGTTGATATATTACTCTACCACTGGGTTGACTTGTAGCAGTTGTTCCTGATGTACCACGTGTGATTCCAGTGAACTGTGTTGACGTTTTGCTGGTGTAGTACATGAGTTCTGTGCCAGCATACAAGGCGCCGTGTACCAAGAATCCTGCGGTACTGTTTACAGTAAGTGTGGTTGCTGTGGTGTTGGCTGTGCTACTTATTGTGGCTGTAACGTTGGCGTCAACGATTAAGGCCTTGGCACCTGCGCCTTGATAAATGGCACCATTTTGTGATACCAAGTTACCTGTGACATTTAATCCGTCGCCGTTGATGAATCGTCCTTGTATTGCACCAGTGGCAAATCCACCTGCGGAGAACACAATGTCGCCACGAGCGCCATCAGCTGTGGCAAGGACTAAGTTACCACCAGTTGGGGTAGTGTTGGCGTAGGCAGGAGCACTTAGAAAAATATATCCGTCACCGGCCTTGGTCACAGCAAATGCAGGATCTGTAAAGGTGGTACTGCAAACACCCATGTCAATGAAGCCGTTGTCATTGTCTGAACGATCGGCATAGGCAATAAAGTCTGTGCTGGCACTGATACCAGAATTACGATTGTGCAGGGCCACTTGAGCAAATGAGTTGATATTGCCGGTAAACAAGGCAGCCGGATCTGTGATTGCTGCAACTGCTTCAAATTCTTTGGCCAAAGGTCCTTGGTAAATGGTTCCGCCATTGGCCACCAAGTTACCTGTGATATATAAACCGTCATCCTTTTTAAAACGACCTTGTTCTGTACTTGCACCAGCGGAGAATCCGTTGGCCGCAAACACAATATCGCCAAATACACCATCGGCTGTGGCTAAAACTAAGTTACCACCTGTAGGTGTGGAGTTGGCATAAATTGGCGCACTTAAAAAGATATATCCGTCGCCGGCCTTGGTCACTGCGTAAGTAGGATCACTAAACAGGCTACTGGCAATACCCATGTCAATGAAACCACCGGTATTGGTTCCTCTATCAGAATAGGCAATGAAATCGCTTGATGCACTGGTTCCCGAACTGCGGTTGGTCAATGCACTTTGAACAAATGCGTTGGCTGATTTGGCACCAATACCAATGGTATCTGTTAAGGCACCACTGGTTACAAATGCATCTGCTGTGTTGTCTGGACTAAAACTCAAATTACCACGCAGGCTGGTCAAAGCACCAGTCATTGTGTGTTCTATGCCGTTGTCAATTTTGAATGTGATATTACTACCAGATCCAGTGTCTGTGATTGTGATTGACGAATCATTTTTGGCAATTTGGCTTACACCAACGTTACCAGTGATGTTTACGTCACCTGATGTGTTGATTGATCCTGTTGTTGCATCAATCGTTAGCGGTCCTACTGTAAGACCGTTGCGTACTACAAAGTTTCCGTTTGCCATAGTTCCATATCTCCCTGTTGGCTATTTCTATTAAATCGCTTGATACACTGAGTCAACTCTGACTATGGTGTTCGAATTTGTTGTGTTTCCGTACAATATTAAATTTCCACTTACAATATTTGCTGTAAAATTAGTTAATGTATTACCAGCGGTACAAATTACACCATAGGTACTGATTGTGGGCGTAGTTCCGTTGTGTACAGCTAATATTTTTGCCACTTCTCTAATACTGGTGTTTCTAATGGTTGATGTTATTGTGTATTCAGCACTACTGTATGTGTTTGCAAAGAAGTAATCAATAGGTGTGTCAACATTATCAATAACGATTGTTGTATTGCCTTTGACATTGACTTCAGCGCCAGATGTGTTCCACTGAGTGGTTGTGACCAATGAAGATGTGCCTGTACCAATGTATACTCCGTCGTTGTCAACAGATACTTGCATAAAACCATTAGTACTGGCAATCTGTGTCACTGTTGAAGTTGTTGATAATCTGCGTACATCAATCAAGTCGCCAACAGCTGGAGCTTCAGTAAATGTTAGCGTTGCGCCTGACACTGAGTAAGCTGTGGTTGGTATTTGTAAAACACCGTTAATTGCAACCACTGTGGCAGCTGTGGTACTGGTGCCAGCCATAGTAAAGGCCACTGTGGTTCCATCGCCGTTGAATGTTTCGCTGGTGATAACAGTAAACTGTGTGGTCAATGCTACCCAGGCTGAAGCACCGTAGTATTCTAATCCGTTATTGGTTGTGTTGTAGCGGAACATACCAGTGACATCTGTGCCGCCGGCACTACTTGGACGTTGAGCACTGGTACCAACCGGTAACAGGATAGAATCTGTACTGTAAATTTGTAATTTAGCACCAGTAACCACGTTGGCTTGTACGGCGCTGTTACCAATAACCACTGCATCGTATGTGGCGTTGGGTCTGGCCCAGATCAAGGTCTCGTCGTTTTTGCCTTTGACTTTGAAGTCTTGTCCGGCAGTTTTTGTACTATTAATTGTAACACTATTGCCCAAAAATACGTTGCCTGCAACACCTAATCCACCAGCGGTTCTAACAGCGCCGGTAGTTGCACTGGTACTGTTTGTGGTGTTGGCTGAGAAGAACTCGCCTGCCTTGACGGTACCGTAAGATGTGCCTGTGAATACATTAGAAGATTCTGTACCAGCACCGTAAAATTCTAAAAATTTAGTACTATTGGAACGACCCAAGAATGCATGTCCATCTACACCATCGTAGTAGTGGAACTTGATACCAATGTCTTTGCCGTCATCCACTGACCACGGTGCTAAGTTAGCAGTGGTATGCAAATTGATCACAGCATCTTGTACTGTCAAGTCTGCTGTACCAATTGTGGTACTTGCACCCAATACTATCAGGTTGCCAGTAATTACAGCGTTGCCAGTTAAGTTAAAGCTGCCGCCTACGTTCAAGTTGCCACTTATACCAGTTCCGCCCACCACTGTCAGTGCGCCAATTGATGTGCTGGTACTTTCTGTGCCACTGTGTGCTACTAGATTTCCGCCTACTTTGGTGATGCCGCCAATGTTGACAGCTCCGCCAATGCCTGTGCCACCTGTGACTACTAGTGCGCCATTGGTTGTGCTAGTAGATGCTTTGCTGTCACGTATAGTTGCGGTATTGGCTGTGATATTACCAATGATTAGATTGGCAAAGCCCGAATTGTTAACTGTACCGGTGGTTGTACCAGTTTCTGTGGTCATTACACCTTCAAAAGCTGTTTCGCTTTCGCGCCAGACCCAAGCAGCATTGACAGAACCATACGGAGCAAGACTGCTTAAATTACGATTGATCAGCATACCAATGTCATATGTTGGTGAGCTGGTGTAGTTGTTGTTGAACACAACGATTGGATCGTTGATGTAGGTGTTGATCGAATTTAACTGTGCAAAGCTGTTGGCCACAGTTAGATTACCAAGAATGGTAACGTTAGAATTTAGTGTTAAGTTAGCGTTAAACTTGCTACCAACCAAGGTTCCATCTTTGAGTTTTTGATACTCGATGGTATTGTCTGTGACTTGGTTATTTTTAATTCTTGTTAAAATCGTCATGGCTCCGGTCCTTAATTATGGGCATTATTGTTATTTATCGCGGCCGTGAGAAAACGGTCCTTGCTGGGTTGTTTTTGCGGAGGACTTGGAAAATTAAATTGTGTCGTTAGCGATCATCTGCTAAGAAGTTGATGTAGTATTTATTCGTTTTAAAAAACACCGCCGGTTAATGCCACTCTTTTCCATGTGTTTGTAGCGGTACATACATAGACGTAATTGGCATCCCAGCATACTTGTCCTGCCGTGCCTGTAGAAGTTGATGTTTTAGTTGCCTGCGGTGCTTGTAATACTCCACTTAGTGTAACATCATTGGTTACAGTTAAATTGCCAGAAATAGTCAGGTCGTCGTATATTGTTTCGTTTACTGTAACAGCTGCACCTAAAAAACGTACATCAATCACGTCAGTGGCTTCTGGTGTTTCTGTAAAAGTAAGTTGGTCTCCGGTTACTGTGTATGCAGATGCGGGTCGCTGTAAAGTACCGTTAATACTTACAATTATACCAACTGTACTGGTTTCTTGATCTAGTGTGAATGTGGTGCTGACGCCGTCGCCGGTGATTTGCTGATCAGTAACAGTATTGGTAATTGGTATCCAAATTGATCCATTAAAGTATTCGAGCGCCGGAGTATCAGTATTATAACGAATCATACCGTTGGCGCCACTGGGCCGTTGTGCCGTTCCGCCAATTGGTACTTGTATTGCTGTATTACTATTGAACACAAATACGTTAGAGTGTGTTACGGTGCTGTTAGCAAATTGAAGATTACCAATGTTTGCTGTGGTTGCATCTAATCTAGTAAATGCACCGGTACTGGGCACAGCATTGCCAATTGGTGTGTTGTTGATAGCTGCAAATATACTTAAATTGGCTTGCAAGTTTCCTATGTACAGGTTTCCGCTAATACTGGCGCCGCCCCATACTTGCAATGCTCCTGTGTTAGGGCCAGTGGCCGGTGTGGTATTGGCTAAAATTAAAGAACCAGTTTTAATGGTTCCGTAGGCGCTGCCACTGAATGTGTTGCCGGAGACTTCTGTTCCGCGGGCATACCATTCCAAGTAGCCAGTGTTATTGGCACGTACTAGAGCAGAATGACTATCTACGCCATCATAGTAGTGCATCTTGATACCGATGTCTTTTCCATCATTCACAGTCCATGGAGCCAAGTTTGCTTGTGTGTGTAAGTTTAAAATACTATCTGTGATGGTTAAATCACTGTATCCATAAAATGTGGTATTACCAATAATGTTTAAATTTGATGTGATAGTAACGTTGCCACTACTGCTGTTAATATTGTTACCAACTATGGTAATATTTCCCATTGTAATACCGCTAGGGAAACTGCTGATACCTTTGGCTCCCACATAACGGGCGCCTGTGATGTATATTTTTTTACCTGTGACAGCCGTTGGTACGTTGGTGTCAGGGAAGTTTAAAATACCAGATTGGTAGTCAAAGAACCAAGTGTCGCTGTTGCCAGATCCATCGCTGAACAACTGTGTGCCATAAGTCTGTGGTGCTGAGTTTCCAGCAGCGGCAGCGTAAACTTGAACTTGATATGTTGCCCCAAATTCTGATCCAATCCAGTCAACTTGATTTGTAAACCAAGTTCTGTTGGTACCACTAGCTGAAGTGTCTAATACGCACTCAATGGTGCTTGACAAGGTGTCTTGATACAATACCAATACGCTGGAATTACTGGCAGGTTTGACAGCAGGAATACTAACCGACTGTTGCCAGATTGTGTCACCTCGTGTTAAAATTGGGCTAGCGTTGGCTTCGTTAGAGGGGCTTTTGAAGGCGCTGGTATCTGTCTTGGCGACACCGGCACCAATTTTCTTATAGAGATAGTCGACTTTTTGTGCGTCTGTAATAGCCATTAATTAGTTGCCGCCTCTATTGTTAATGCTGATAAAGATTGACCCGTGGTCAATTTCACTCTAACATAAATTTCGTTTGTTGCTGTGCTACTCGAACTTACTGTACCAAAGGTTGCAGTTACACTTTTGTTGGTTTGGGCACTATTAAACAAGGCCAAGGCACCCAACGCACATCCGTTACTGCCGTTACCACCAGTGCCAGCACCAGGTTGTCCAGCACCTGCATAGGCCGTTCCCATACTGAGCCAGCCGTTTAAGGTTGAGCTGGTATCTATTACGCTACCAGGAAGAGATACCCATAAGCCGGCCATGGTACCTGTGTATTTGATATCAAATTTACTTACCGCAGTACGTGTAAATTTAAATGTGTAGTATTGAGCTCCGTGACGTCCTGCACTGAGATTTGGTCCCACTGGCAAATATCCCGAAGCATAGTTGGTAATGTCGTGTTTTAGTGTAGCGGCCACCACTGTGGCGCAATTGGCTGTGAGGGTACCGGTGGTGCTGTTGAATGCTGCAGCACTGGCAGAATGTGTTGGAGTATCTGTGGTTCCTGGATTTACAATACGCACAGGGTTTCCAGATCCAGAGCCCACACTGACTGCAATGCTCATACTGGTTTCTTCAATTTGAGTTGCTGTGCCAGTTTTGTAAAGTACTGTGGCACCGGGTGGGAAATTTTGTGTACCAGTATTGTAACTGTTGCTTATGCTAATAGTAGGACCAAGAGCACTGGATCCAAAGCCCGATATAACATTGGCTGTTGTTGTTACAGACAAAGTACCACTAGCCACATACAAATTGGCCGCTAGTGGGGTAGTTACGCCTGCACTGGCGTATGTGGTTGTTGCGGGTGCTGTCAGTGCTCCGCCAGCTGTTCCGGTGGCCATGCTGTCTGACGTCGGATACATATCTCCGCTTAATCTATTTACACTATACGATAAGGTAAATCCTGCTGAGCTATTTAAGTGCGGTATGGTACTGGAATAAGTGACTGTGTTAGAACTTAACGCAATACTAGTGGCACTAAATGTTGGAGTACCCGGATTGCTATTATCAAAGTACCACCAGCGTACATTGGTCGGTACTCCTTGATTGTGGGTTAAATAAACTTCGTTCCAGCCTGGAGCCACATTTGATCCGGTGGCATAGGCATTAAAACTTTCCCAAAAGCCACCAGAACCACCTATTATGGCAGCGTAGTCTTGGTCATTTCCTATAACCAAATGCCCATATGTGCCGTTTTGTGCCCCAAGGGCCATGGCGCGACTGCCCATCAAAGTGCTGTTTTTATAAACGCTGACTGTGCCCGATTCGCCGGGACCTACTGTGGTCACGTTGCTGGTTGTGTATGTGGCTGCACGTCTTACGTTGGCCACTGTTGATCCGGCTGCCACTGTTCTTGAGTTGCCAGTTAAGTCAATCTGCGTAAGGTTGGCCATGCGGTACGTGCTCAAGGTACTGATTGTGATTGAGCTAGAGCCCGGGAATGTGGGTGGTGCTGGTGGAACCAGTTTGCCTAGTACAAAGTTTAATTGTGCTATTCCATCTGTGACTGATGTGCTGGTTGTCAATGTTACTGCGTTACTGGTTAGTGCTCCGGTGCTGTTGGCGCCCAGCTCAATGGTATTACCAGTAAAAGTTGTGTTGCCAGAAATTTCATCCAAGGTACCAAAGCGTAAGTTGCCAGAACCATCGGTCAAAATTACATTGTATGCTGATCCGCCTGTGACCACAATACTTGAAATTGATCCAAGACCAATTCGACCTGTGTTGCTGGTAATTGTGTTGCCAAGTATGGTAAGGTTAGCTAATCGAACGTTGGCCGGAACATCTAGGCCGTACTGCGGGCTGTCTGTGCCAACGCCAAGTCTACGATTGGTAACATCAAGGTATGCTAAATTTCCATCAAAGGATAGATTGACACCCTGGCGTTCCAGGTTGTCTTTGAGCATTACTCCTGATATTTTACCTATTGCCATCTATTGGCTCCTAGGTAGCGTCAGTGCTGTTGAGATTGTATATTACCAATACTGTTTGTCCTGCGTCTCCAACTGCACTTGGTTCAATGTACAATTGATCTGATGCGACACCTGATGAAAAATGATAGTGTTCTACAGGTCTTTGTTGTACACCGCTGATGAATACTAGTATGCTGGCTTCTTCGCTGGTGATATAATCGCGTGGTGCATTGGTCATAGTAAACTGATTTACAGCGCCACCATCGATAGTGGTAAATGTGTCTGTGGTAATTGGTACTTGACCAATTTTGGCTACAGAATTCCATTGGCCGTTGTAATAAAATTCAATTTTGCTAGTGGTCTGATTAAATCTCATCTGACCGTTAACTGGGCTGTCTGGTCCTATGCTAGAGCTACCAAGCGGTATTTGAACAGCATAACTTCCGCCTTCCAGCTGAGTATTTTTAAGATAACGTCCCATGTTAGATACCCAACGTGCTGACAGTAGCAACTATGGCATTACCTGTATTGGCGCTGGCCTGTAACATGTCGCCTGTGCTTAATATAATTTTTTCTAATTCAAGAATATATGTATCGCCGGCAGTGACAGTTTTGTTGCTGTATACTGTTGTGTTTGGTCCAGCTGTTCCCCCAGACGGTACCAAATGCAACGTAAAAGCTGTTGCTGATGCTGATCTGTTGCAAAAATATGTAACCGATACAACGTTTCCGTCTGTACCCGAAGCTACATAAATGTTACCTACTGTTGTTCCTAGTGCTGTGCTTTGTATGGCCATTTTTCTTATCCTACAATATGATTGAATAGACCAATGCTCTATTCTTTGTGATTAATTCTTTTTTGTTGTTTGTTACACCAATCTTGTTGGTATATAAACCAGAGCCTCCCATGGCTGCGGTGTTTGCACGAACCTCTACGTTAGCCGATGTGTCAAACAAACTTTTGGTAGTAATGTTTAAATTACCGCCCAACGAAGGAGCCGAGTCTTGGTACACATTGCCAATCGCCCCAATCGAACCGCTAGTGATATTGCCCCAGACTGTTCCATCGTTAGTTAACTGCCAGCTATCAACGTTTTCGTTGTATCTGATACCAACATCGTTTAACGATCCGCGATCAACTTCAATACCTGAATACACTGATGTTACGCCAGCACCAGTTTCTCCTTTGTTTAGAAGAATAGTGTTGTCAGTAATTTCTGTGTCGGTTTTGGTAACTACGCTGGTGTTTCCACCAACTACCATATTTCCCTGCACAAACAAGGTATGTGTGCTCACTGTTACGTTAGCACCGTATGTATCT